TGGTCGTAGAGCGCGGCCACGCGATAAGCCTGCTGGTCGTATAGCTGGCGGATCGGGTTGCCTGAAGCCTGCGAGATTTGCGCGGGGTCCATCAGCGTGAGTCCGAACAGCTTCCGGTCGGCGCCCATGATGTAGTTGGCCGTCGACAGGATTTCCGCATCCGTGAGCGGCGCCTTGACGACTACGGCGGCGTACCAGTCCTGATACACCTGGGAGAGCGCCTGGAGCGCTTGGGGAATCGTCGCGGCCGGTATCGTCTGCTGTTCGGTGCCGGGGATGGTGTAGGTTGGCGCGACGTTATCGAGGCCGAGCAACGTGCCGAGATAGCCCGAGCCCGAGCCGGTCACGAAGCCGAGTTGTATGGACGTGCCGGGGGTGCGCGATTCGATAATGTACCGAGTGCCGGCGCTGTCGTACCGGCAACCAATGCCATCGGCGGTAATCACGCCATCAATGATGGTGGCAATCTGCGCGTAGGTTGTGGCCGTGCTCAGGTCGATATCGGAATAGGTTTGCGGGACGCCGTTAATCGGCAGTGTGAAAGTCCCCTCAGTGATCGCCGCGAGCTGCGCGACGCTGGCTGTAACCGGACGCCCGAACAGCGCGGCGGCCGCCGCCGGCACGGTCGAGCCTTCGGCGTCCCAGCGAGCAAGGATGATCGTGCGCGGGCGCGGCGTCTGCGCGAAGAACGGGGTCGCCGCCCGGTAGGTTTCACTGTCCGTACCGAACGCCGTGCCGATCGCCTGCAGGGACGAATACAGCAGGAAAATCGAACCCTGTTCATTGAACGGACCGACTTCGGGCGTAAGTAGCACAATCGCGCCAAAGTTGCGCCGCAATGGCGCGTTTGGCTGAAGGTTGAGCTGTACGTTGACGATGAGCGAAAGCGGAAGGGAAGTAGTCATTTCGCGTATCCAATAAAAAAGCCCCGCTGCGGGGGCGGGGCTCAATCTGCAAAACTTGCGAAATTGCGCAATTTCGCAAACTCGCGGTTACTCGTCGTCGGGCGGTTCAATCTGGATATGCTCGACCCCGTGCGGCTCGTAATGCACGTCGATATTGGCCCGGCGGATCGACTCCAGGCCGACTTGATAGCTCTCGTTCACGCTCACAACCATCTGAAACCGTGCGCGCTCCTCAGGCGATCCGGCAAGCCCGGTGAGGTCCAGCACCTGGCCGACACTCACGAGGCCCGCAGAGAGCCGCCGGAACAGCGCCTGACCCTGTTCGGATTGCAGGACTGCGGCCGCTTTTCGCGCGAACGGATAGGCGTCGGTCCCGTATGACTCGAAAGTCCACGTGTCGAGCGTCGAGGCCGTGATTTTTTCGAGTTCGTTGCTCCCGTCAAAGTCCGATCGCGCCGGCCCTTGCGGGTCGCTCGTCGACAGCGCCAGCACGACGAAAGGCCGGTCTCCGGTCGGACCCGCGCCCCACGCCTGCCGGACGTCGCCCTCAGGCAAGGCTAAAAGCTGCGCCGTTTGGCGCCGCAGTGCCGATGTGTCGAACCGCTGTACTGTCGTAAAAGCCATAGTCGCTCCAGTTCCCGCGCGCGAACACGCGCCAGGTATCGCCGCCCCAATAAATCAGGTCGCCGTAACCGGTTGGCTGCACGCTGTAGACCTTGATGCCGGGTAGCTGGCGTTCCCCCTCCTCGAGCATTTGCATCGCGTCAGGCGGCGCCGGGTGGCACGCCGCGTCGAGCTGGCCACGCTCGTAGCTCTCAACCCATCGCCCGCCGGGGTCATAGGCGCCCGTGCGGCGGTCAATATCGACGACCTGATACCACTCAGGATCGAAAATCACGTCCGCCATGTTCATCATTTCGTTTGCCCCGTCTTGCGCACGATGCCAACGGCCGAGCTGCGTAGCTGGCCCTCATCAATGAGCGGAACCGATGAGCCTTTGCGTTTGATCGTCGCCGCTTTCAACGGCGCGAAAGACGGCGACGGATGAGAGATTTCCATCTTCACGCCCGCTTCGGCCGCGAGCGCGAGCCGCCCGTAAGCCTGTTCGATCGTGAGCTGGCCGGCGTACGCGCGTTTAAGATCGCCCGCCAGTTGCGTCGTGTACTGCCGGCGCCGGTTCTCGACCGACTGGCGAAGAAAACGGCGTTCCGGTATGCCAGCACCGGGCGCCCCAAGGTCATGGATCGCCGCGAGCGTCGCATTGTTGATGCCCCCGCCCTTGTGTTCGCCCGAGCCGGTCGGATAGCCGGCCAGCACCTCATATTTCGGGGTCGACATGATCCGGTCTAAGACCTGATCGAGCTTTGAGAAGTCGAACGGCGGGCCGTATTGCGCCATGACCTTTCCCCTAGTGCACGAGCATCGCGAGAATTTCCGACAGCACCCAGCACGCGAGCCCGGCCGCCATCAGGTTAAAACGCGTGAGCGTGAAGCCCACGGCCACCATCACGAACAGCACGAACGCGACGACGAGCAACAGCAATCCGATCGTTACCATGATTGTCCCCATCACACACCCGGCCAACGATACGGACCTAGCTCGTCGTGCCCGACCGATGCGCCCGGAAGCATGCCGGTATCGCCCACGCCCAGCACCGCGGCGCCCATGCCCCGGATGCGGGCCATTGAGTACCATTCCTGTCCGTAGCTCGTCAGGGCCAGAAAGCCCGGTGTATTGCCGTCGCCAGTTGCGCCACCGACTGCGCTGTAGTTCGTGGATAGCGGGCCAGCCTTGCGGCCTGAGACGAAAGTTGAGATTCCTGTCGCCGCCGCGCCGCCGCCCGTCTTGCGCGCGCGCTGGTTCGCCACGGCCAGGAAGTGCGCCGCGAGAGTACAAACACCCTTGATGTACGTCGCCCCCCAGGCCGCATAACCATTCCACGGTAAGGCGTCGTCAATCGCCGTCTGTATCTGTGCATCGTCGTTCGTCGCGAATTCGGGAAAGCGCGCGCGGAAGTCCTCAACCGTTACGACCGGCGCGGCGCCGCTCACTACTTCCGCCCTTTTTTTTGACGCGCGCGGGCTGCCTCCTCCTGGGCGGCATCTTCTTCGGCGGCCTGTTCCTGTTCGCTCTTTGGCTGGTTCGTGTGTTCGTCCTCGTTCGATTCCTCGACCGCTTCCGCTTCCAGCAACGATTTACCGAACGGCGTGCCGGTGAAGGTCTGCCACGCTTCGGCGTCGACCGGCGTTACGCGTTCGGGGCGAATCGTCGTCGAGGCTCCACTTTTCCCGCCGGGAACCACGTAGGGCGTTTTGGTGTTGTTGCGGATAAAGACCTTCTTTTCGTCGGCCTTTGCTTTGGCTGCGGCCTTCGGGTCGACGGTGGTCCGTGAGGGCTGTTTCGGGTCGGTCATGACTTGCTCCAGATAACGTTAATTGATCGACACATAAATTTATGTGTTTGGGCGTGGCTCAGATGCCGTCGACGTACACGGCCGACAGCGGATAGCGCCACTCGACGCCGCTGTACTTGTATTCGCCCGGTACCTGCGTTTCGAGGCCGAGCACTTGCGGCGTGTGAAAGAGGATCGGCATAGGAATGTGCATCACGACATTTCGCTCATTCCGTTCGTAGACGACCATGCGCGAAACGCCGCCCGTTCCCGCTTCTTCGAGGTCCGCGCCGCCGATGATGTTGATTTGCTGGTTACGTTCAACGCGTGAGAGATTGTTTGCGAGCAACCACGTAAGGATTGTCGTATCGGTGCTATTACCGGCCGGCGTGCTGGCCAGCAACCCGAATTGACGGCCCGGCAGTGCAATCGTGTCGACGATCGCGTTACGCTTGCTTTGCGTCCACACCTGAATGATGGCCGCGTTGATATCCTCAAGCACCATCTGCGCGAGGTTGTCGGGGCGAGGCGTTTGCAGCCAATTGCCATTCGCGGCGGGCATCACGGGCACATGCGGATTATTGAATACGCCCGTCAAATCTTCCTCGCCGTACAGGCCGACTACGTTCATGTGTCGGTTGTACGCCTCAAAAGCCGCGTCTGCGCGGTCGGTATCGAGCGGCAAACCGAGACGGCCGGACGTGCGCAACTCCTCGAACGTGTAGGCGTACGCGAGCGCGCCGCCATGAACCGGCCAGCTTTCTTCCGCATAAAACACGTCGACGCGCGGAAGATCGCGGCCCTTCAGTGCATGCCGACGCCCACGGCCTGCATAGTCGCGCATGCGGAACGTGATCGCCTTGGCCCACTCGCCCGCCGCCGTGCTGATCGGTACAAGACGCTGATAGTCCAGCGGCGCGCGCATCTTTTCGTAGACGGTCGTTTCGATATAGGCGAGTTGTGAAACGAGAAACCCTAGCGCTTCAGGCGAGTCGACCAGCGCGAGGGATGGCGTCGCGAGAAAGTCGCGGAACACCTGAATGCGGTTCGGTTTCATTTTGCGAATCCCCAAAAAAAACGGCCGCCCGAAGGCGGCCAGCAGATGACGAAGTGAGACGGAAAACGGATGCGCCTACGTGCTCGCCGGGTCTGGTTTGCCCGGTTCGGTTCCCTTGGTGGTGTCGGTGGTCGACTTGTTGCGCGCGGCGGCCGCTTCGGCGTCGCCGTCGTCGCCGTTCGTTTCTGCGGGCGGTGCCGCCGCCGGCAACAGGATGCGATTCAGACGCGCGGCCGCGATGCCGCCCGCTTCCGCGCGCGAATCCCAAAACGCGCCGACGAGCGGAAATGAACCGGCCACACCAAGCGAGCCGTCCGCGTTCGCGTTGACCGGTTCCTGTCCGGAGCCGGTGCAGCCATCGCGACACACCACCCACACCCGGCCGAATTCCATCACGGGCACGGCGTCCGATTCGCGATAGCGCCACTGGCCATCCTCGCCCGCGATATAAACCGGATGCCGCATGACAATCCCGACGACATTGCCGGCCGCTGGCGGGCCAAGGTGGCGCAACGCATTGATACCGACCGCCACGCCCGGTTCCAGCGTCTGGGCGCCGTTCACGTACGAAACGATCGAGCTGATATTTATGTCGGCGTCCATACCGGGCAAGCCAACCTCGAAAAGCATGTCTCCCGTGTCCCCAAGGTCTATAGCCATGATGCAGTTCTCCAGAAAGAGGGAAAGAAACCAGTCGCAGCGCTACCAGACGGGCCGCTCAGGCGTTCGCGCGAAACCCCGCGCTTTGGGCCTTCATCCAGTTGGCGCGGGCCTTGTCGGGGTCCGGCAGACCGTCTGCGGTCAATGCCGGTTCGGGTTTGCGCGTGCCGTCCTGCTGTTGCTGGTCGGTGCGCGCGGCCATGCTCATCGCGTCGGCTACCGCGTCGACGCGGCGCGTCGTATCCGGCGCACTGGAAGCCAGCACCGCGAACGCGGTCCGGATAACTTCGTCCGGCGCGTCTTTGACCGGCTTGCCCGCGAGAACGGCGTCCATCAATGACTGTTTCCCGGCGTACAGGCTGTCGACGACCTCGCGCCGGATCGCGGCGCACGTCTTGCCGTCTGTCGTGACCTTGGGCGCGAGCCGTTTGGCGTCGTCCATCGTCTTGACCCAATCGGCAACCATCGCGTCGCGTTGCGCCGGGGTCATCACGTCTTTCTGCATGTCGTTCAGGCGTTTCGTCTGGTCGTCGAGAACGGCCTGTATCGCGGCCGGGTTCGAGACTGGTAGCGATGCGTCGCCAAACTTCACGACCGCCGCCAGCGCGGCCGTGTGCTGTGCAATCGTGTTCTGCGCGGTCGTGAGCTGACCCTGTACTTTCTCGACGGCTGCTGCTGCAACGTCATCGAGTTCGAGGGGGATGCCGTCGAGCAACACCTTTCGAGTTCCCATTTTCAAATCTCCATCGGGTTGAGAGTCGGTCATACTGCACGCCGCGCCACATCGCGCGGCCTTCACCAGCGCCACGGAATTGACACGGATTTGTCGCTGGATCGCCTCGTATGGCTCGCCGTCGTGTGTGCCCGGCGTCCATTCGAGAATCGCGTCGTAGGTCGCGGAAAACTGTTTCTTTCCGGACGCTACGGCGTCCAGTACTTCCTGAGTGGCGAGCGCCACGTCGCCACGCACAAACTGGCCAGCACGGCGCGGATTCATGACCGTCCCGTCTGCCATCTTTCGCCAGTTCTTCGGATCGACGCGGCCAATGTGCCCGTTCGTGATCGCGATCCCGTTGTAGGTCGCGAGCGAGTCGGCGGCGAATACTTCGTCCGCGGGCCGCAGCACCGCAATAACGCGCATCGGATCGCCCTGCATGTCGAGCTCATAGGCGCGGTAGTGCTGCACGCCCGCGCGCGCGAGGTTGGCGGGCGCGACGATAAAGCCGTCTGGATGCTGGACCCGGCGCGAGAGGTCCACGTCGATAAATTCCTGCATGGCTTACTCCGGGGTGTTCGGGAACGCCGCCACCGTCATCAGCGCGCGATACTCGTGCGAGA